CATTATCATCTTTTGCTAAATCAATTAATAATTGAGGGTTGTTTTTAGCTAAAACTAAAATATCTCTTTTTAGTTCTTTTGAAGTCATGTTACTAACTTCACTACCTTGCTCAACTCTTAATATAGCCTCTACGTGGTCTATATCTAAATCCTTAGCAATATTTAGTGCTTCTATTTCTAATTCAATATCAGCAACTTCATCAACTGCAACCTCAACTGGGTTAAACTCTTTATAAACTACATCCCTAGCTGGATGATATAAAGACATTAACTTTTGCAAAGTTTGATTTTCCCTTGGTACTCTAAGTACTCCATCTTGAAATGAAATGTGTGCTAACCTAGCATCACCCTTAAATTCATCAACAAAAGGTGTTTTTTGATTTGTTGTATATTTTAATTCTCTTTGAGCTTGTTGCTCTTCATCAAACCAAAATATATTTCTCGATTGTACCATATATGTTA